CTAATAATGAACTAGGTGTATCCTATTGGATTGCTCTAGAAAAATCCTCAACATATGGAGAATAAAATGGCTAAAGCCGAAAATATGGTTTCTGCACCAGCACCAGCTGATACAGCAGCTCCTATAGATCACGATCAGATCTATCAGGTATCAACACAAATGGGTCGTTCTATGATTGCTGTCATTGACGCCGTCGCACAACGTGGTGGATTCCGCGGAGAAGAGTTATCTACAATCGGTCAGTTACGTGATCAGTGTGTGAAAGCTATTTCTCTTGGTGAAAATTACGAGGCACAAAAATAATTTACAAACCTCCCTTTTTATTATATAATGTATTTGTTGAACGAGGTTTGTAATGTCAGATTTTTTATGGGTCGAAAAGTATCGGCCAAAAACAATTGCGGAGTGTACTCTACCGCAAACACTTAAACAACAGTTCCATGATGTTGTGGCTACCGGTGAATTGCCTAATATGCTTTTCACCGGTACAGCCGGTCTTGGTAAGACAACTGTTGCTAAAGCCCTTTGTAATGAACTAGATCTAGATTATATCTTGATTAACGGTTCTGAAGAAGGCAATATCGATACCTTACGAGGTAAGATAAAACAATTCGCATCGTCGGTTTCATTACAAGGCGGATACAAAGTTGTTATCCTTGATGAAGCTGATTATCTAAATGCACAATCGACTCAGCCTGCTCTTCGTGGATTCATTGAAGAGTTTGCTAATAATTGTCGGTTTATTCTCACTTGTAACTTTAAGAATAAAATCATTGACCCGCTTCATTCTCGTTGTGGTGTCTATGAGTTTAACACAAGCAAGAAAGATTTACCTAAGCTTGCACAAGACTTCTATTCTCGGCTTTTATATATACTAGATAAAGAAGGTATAAAGCACGACGATAAAACACCTGTCGATCTTGTAATGAAATATGCACCTGATTGGAGAAGAGTATTAAATGAAAGCCAAAGACACTCTAGTAGTGGTAACTTGGTTGTTAATAATATCTCTAGTAATTCTACTTCTTTTGGTGAACTAGCTAAGTTTCTTAAAGACAAAGACTTTAAGAATATGCGTCATTGGGTCGTTAATAGTATGGATATAGATGCAACCGCTATCTTTCGTGGAATATATGACTCCATGAATGATTACGTTGTACCTCAATCTATTCCACAACTTGTTTTGATTCTTGCTGATTATCAATATAAAAATGCCTTTGTGGCAGACCATGAACTAAATGTCGTAGCATGTATGACTGAGATCATGGCAAACGTGGAGTTTAAGTAATGAAAGAATTTTTATTAGTTGTCTCAATGTGGGGCAATACAGGTACTGAATGGCAATATATGGGAAATCAATATATAATGCAACAGTTATTTACTAAAGAACAATGCGAGATAATTGCTTCTAAAAAGAATTGGAAGCAAGTTATTAAGAATGAATATTATGCTGTACAATTCGATTGTTTTCATAAGGATCAAAATAAATGAGAAAGATAATAAGTAAAATACCAGAATTTTGTTTAAGCCATTGGTTATTACGTATACCGCTTGCAATTGTATTCTTACAACAAGGATTAAGTAAGTGGCCATTTAATATAGACGATGCTGAATCTTGGGGCTTACCTGCTATAGTATGGTGGTTTGTAGTGTACGGAGAGATTGGTGCCGGCATAGGCTTATTAGTTAGTGGTATTTTAGTTTCTAAAATAGCAGGTGATTATATTTGGGATTTTTGGATTCAAGATGTAGGAGATGCACTAACACGATTCTCGGGTATTACGATATGTTGTATCGCAACTGGAGTTATATGGATTGGTGAACCAACTAGTTTATTAGATGTTATATTGTATGATAACTTACATGTATTTTTATGGGTAGGTGGATTATTCTTTGCATTGAGAGGAAGCAGAACATGAACGAAGGACCTTTTACACAAGCACTTAAAGCAGATAAAACTGATGTAATCAAAGAAGAGTATACTATATATAGAAAAAAAGATGGTTACGTTATAAAAGAAAGTTATGCTAGAACTCACTATAGAAATGATTTTCATGATACATCTACAGTAGAACCATTGGTAAAAGTATAATGCAAAAACTTGTGTTATTTACTAAAGATTCGTGTTATTATTGTCATATGTTAAAAGAAAAACTAGACGATTGGAACATAGATTATACTGTTCTGCATAACCATCCATTACCTAATAACCACAAAACATATCCACAATTATATTATAGAGACAATGATGTTCAACAAGGTAATTCAGTAGACTTAACAGAAGATGTATTGTGGAACAGAATAAGATCATTAGAATGGACAAGTCAAGACAGTGGGGTTGAAGGTGGATTTTGAATCATTTTGATTATTTAAATAGTATCAATCTAACTAAAAAAGATATTATGATTGATGACGACTGTGAAAAATCATATAACTCGTTTATGGTAAATCGTGGTTTATCTTATTTTCAAGACACTATTATCATTGCTAATGAAATGAATAGACAACATCAGCTTGACAGCAAGCTACAATATCAATTTCTTATAAATATGATCAGGAAACGCAAAAGGTTTTCTAAGTGGGCTAAGGCTCAAAAAGAAAGTGATATTGATGCTGTCAAGGAATATTATGGGTATAGTAATGAGAAAGCCCGCCAAGCCCTGACACTTCTATCGCCTGACCAAATAACAATTATAAAAAACAAGGTGAGTAAAGGTGGAAGAAGAAGATAAAACGGTAATATGGAATCCAACTGATATGTTGGAAATTACCTTAAATGAACCAGATGACTTCCTAAAAGTCCGTGAAACATTAACACGTATTGGTGTAGCTTCACGTAAAGAAAAAAAATTATTTCAATCCTGTCATATTCTACACAAACAAGGCCGGTATTTTATCGTGCATTTTAAAGAGTTGTTTCTACTTGATAGTAAGAAAGCAAACTTAGAAGAGACAGACATTGAACGTAGGAATACGATAGCGACATTGCTTAGTGATTGGGGACTAGTAACAGTACTAAACGGTACCGATCTTAAATGCGCGCCACTTCGTCAAATAAAAATTATTTCTTATAAAGATAAGAATAATTGGGAATTATTGCCTAAGTATAATATAGGTAATAAATAACGGCTATACCATAAGGGTATAGCTGCAATATATAAATAAGGTTGTGATGCGGAATACTCCGGTCACATTCAATCTTGCTTGATCAAAAGGAGATAACAATGACAGGCTTACACACACTATTTCCCCGTTCCTCATTCGTTGGCTTTGACCATCTATTCAATGAACTTGAATGGACAGCTAAACACGCGAATGATCATTATCCACCTCATAACATTATTAAGACTGGTGAATCAGATTATCTTATAGAATTAGCAATTGCTGGATTCTCACAAGATGAATTATCTGTAGAGGTTAAGGATCGTACATTAACAGTAGCGGGCGATCATAAGTCAAAAGGTCGTGAGTTTATTCATCGTGGTATTTCTACCAAGAAGTTTAAGCGTACGTTCAGGCTGTCTGAGCACGTACAAGTGCACGGAGCAGATATTCAGGATGGTATACTTGCAATTGAACTGAAGTATGTCATTCCAGAAGAAATGCGTCCTCGTAAGATTAATATAGGTCAAAACGAGGAATCATCAAATGACACAACACATACTAGTACTAAGCAATTACTTACGGAATCCGATTGAAGGATTAGTAGGTTTACTAAAAAATTGGAACGCTGGTTACCAACGAAATAAAAAAGTAAGGCAAACAATTAGAGAGTTAAGTGCTCTTTCAACTGCTGAACTCAATGACATTGGAATAGGCCGATGTGATATATACGCCGTAGCAAACGGACATCGCGACCATAAAAGAGCTGCTGAAGTAAACAGCAACTTAGGAGGTTGGGTATGACTGAAGCTATAATGAGATACACATTTGCACCTTTATCTGGTTTTTGGGCATCCTTAAACAGAACAATGTATATCGTTGGTTATTCTAGAGCAGCCGCTGAGCTGTCTCGCCAAGGATACCATGAGCAAGCTAAACAATGCATGCTCGAAGTTTCGAAATTGAAATGAACTGATGGGGCGAAAGCCCCTTCAGCCTATAGGAGAAATAATGAGACTACAGCTACTCGAAGCACTTAAAGCGCACGCAAATGGTCATATATCAAAGCATAAAGCTAACGTAGAAGTTTATATGACAAACCCAGCAGGAGTTGGGGAGCATCCAGACATTATAGAAGCAATTGAACAAGAACTAGATGAAATTGCAAGATATAATGATCAAGTTGAAATGCTAAATAAATATTTTCCACAATAACAAAACGGGGGTGTACAACCCCCTTTTTTCGTGATATAATGGCTCCATACACGGAGGTATCTTTTGTCATTCTATACATCAGTAAATCGTCACATGAATCAAATCCTATATCGTGGATATAATGATTCAGGTGCACCTATTCAATCTAAAGTAAGATTTCAACCAACACTCTATATAAAATCTAATGATGAGTCACCGTTACGTGCACTCGATGGTACGCCCGTATCTCCTATCAAATTTGAGAGTATGAGTGAAGCCAAACAATTCATGAAACGTTATGAAGACATTCATGAGTTTAAAATATACGGTCAAGACCGATGGGCATTTCAGTTCATTGCTGACAAATGGCCGGATGATATTAAATTTAATTCGTCTCATATCAACGTAGTTAACTTCGATATTGAGGTTGCTTCTGATGACGGCTTTCCTGAACCGGCCGAAGCATTACATCCAATTATTTCTATTGCTCTTAAATCTAGCAAGTCTTCCATATATCACGTATGGGGTCTTGGTGATTATGACGTAGAAAAATGTGAAATAGAAATGCATGGTGATCTGATTCAATACAAGAAGTTTGATTCCGAAGAAGCTATGCTAGCCAGCTTTCTAAAGTATTGGTCTGACAATTATCCTGACGTGGTTACCGGTTGGAACTCACGTTACTTTGATTTACCATACTTAATTAACAGATTATATCGTATTGGTTCTGACCAAGCTGTTAAACGTCTCTCACCTTGGAATCTTGTAGATGCCGGTATGATGGAAGGCACATATAAAATTGTTGGTATTGAACAAGCCGATTACCTTGAATTGTTTAAGAAGTTCGGTTATTCCTATGGCGCTCAAGAATCCTACAAACTTGACCATATCGGTTATACGGTACTCGGTGAGAAGAAGTTATCTTATGAGGAACATGGTAGTCTTCATACGCTCTATAAAAACGATCACCAAAAATTTATCGACTATAATATCAAAGATGTTCAACTTGTTCAACGTATCGATGACAAGATGGGTCTTATCAATCTTGCACTTACCGTGGCATATAAAGGCGGTGTTAACTTATCTGATACGTTTGGTACGACGGCTATATGGGATTCAATCATATATCGTGAACTAAACAAAAAGAATATAATCATTCCGCCTAATGAGAAGAAGCATAAGATACCATATCCAGGTGGCTATGTCAAAGAACCATTCGTCGGTTCTCATGATTGGGTTGTATCATTCGATCTTAATTCTCTATATCCTAATCTTATTGTACAATACAATATGTCACCCGAAACTATTACATCGGCTCAAGCACCTAATGGTGTACTCGGTTATCTTGAATCAGATCCGGTACCAAGAGATTTCCGTAATCAAGACATTGCTATTGCAGCCAATGGTTCTACATATATTAAATCTCAACAAGGCATCTTGCCACAAATTATTGTAGACTATTATGCCGAACGTTCCGAAGTTAAAAAGCAAATGCTTGCCAAAGAACGTGAGTATCAAAAAGGTAAAACATTTCATCTCGAGAAAGAAATCAATCAACTTGAGAATCAGCAAATGGCTATTAAGATTCTCTTAAACTCTCTTTATGGTGCACTCGGTAACAAACACTTCCGTTACTTTGATATGCGTATGGCCGAAGGTATTACTTTGTCCGGTCAGTTATCTATTATGTGGGCTGAGAAAGCCATGAACAAAGAGATGAACCGTATACTCAAGACTGATAATCGTGACTATGTAATTGCAATGGATACTGATTCGTTGTACATAAACATGGGTCCGTTAGTCAAGCAATTAAATCCTAAAGATCCGGTAGAAGCACTCGACAAGATTTGTTCTGAGCACTTTGAAAAGGTCCTAGAGAAATCTTATGCCAAACTATTTGATAAGCAACAAGGTTATGTTAACCGTATGGTTATGGCACGTGAGGT